CAACGCTAAAGTAGAGATTTTACAAGCTATTGCTGATGCTACTGCTTTATTAGCTGCTTGGGATGGAGTAACTGGAGCAGATAAACCAGAAGATAACGCTGATGTTTCTCCTAACTTTCCAAGCGATGAAAACCTTGTAGGCTATTGGTCTTTAGATGAAGGAAGTGGAAGTAAGGCTTATGACGGGAGTGGAAATGGATTAGATGGAGTTTTGACAAATATGGAAGAAGGAGATTGGATAGATGGTGTTGTAGGCAAGGCATTAGATTTTGGAGGAACTGACGAATATATAGAACTTGGAGATAATTTTCCTTTAGTTACTACTACTGGCACTTATTCAATTTCTTTATGGTTTAAAGTAACTGATATTTCTGCATCTGGAACTTTAATAAATATAAGTCCTGGAGCGGCAAGTGGAGATAGAAATGGTATAAATATTTATAGTTCAAGAATACAAGCAGGATATTGGAATGGTTCGGCTTATGTTGGTAAAAAAACTGCTGCTTTAAGTACTGAATCAGAAGATGTTTGGATACATGTAGTTTTAGTTAATACAGCAGGAACAATTACTCTTTATGTAAATAATGTTGCTCAAACTACTTCGGGAATGAGTAGACTTAATCAAGAGAATCATATAGCACAAAATGCTGGAACAGCTTTAACTGGAAAAGTAGATGAAGTTCGTATATATGGAAACAAAGCTCTCACAGCCAAAGAAGTATCAGCTCTTTATAAATACCCAGCAGGGAATAAGGGTTTAACTGTTCCTATTGGTCATTTAACTTCTGGTTCAATTTATTCAAAACAAATTACTCTTGCAGTTGCTGCCGGAACTGGTGATACTTATATTGCTGGAGGAAATGCATTAGATTTAGCAAATTGGAGAGGCGGAGATGCTAATGGAGGAGCTTTTATTCTTGGATTAGATGACAGCGTAGCAAATGACCCAGCAAAGTTTTTTATAGGAAATTATAGCACAAATGATTATTTATCTTATGACCCAACAAATAAATTAAGGATTGTTGCTTCAGGAGAAAATGCTATTACTATTGAATACGGTTCAGATATTTTATTAAAACACGGCGGAGATATTAAATTCACTTCTATAACCGCTCCTACTACTTGCACAGCTACCCTTGTAGCAACTGATGTGGGAAATGTGGATGCTGGAACTCATACTTATAGAGTAACTTATGTAAATGATACTGGTGAAACTGAATTAGGAGCAGTAAGTAACGAAATAACTACAGATGCTACACATCTACAAGTTGATTTATCGGGCATTCCAGTAAGCTCATTGGATGGAGTCACTCAAAGAAAAATTTATAGAACAAAAGCAAATACAACTAATTATTATTTACTTACTACGATTGCTAATAATACAGAGACGACTTATACGGATAATACTGCTGATGCGAGTTTGACTGGTGAAGTTGCTAATTATAAAGAAAATGATAGTTTTGGAAAAATAATAATTGATGGAATAGAAGTATTAAATTTGGGAAGTTGGAATACTTTTGTTGGATATGAAAGTGGCTTTTCTAACACTGCTGGCTATAAAAACTCTATATTGGGAACGAAAGCCCTCTACACCAATACCACAGGCTACGCCAACTTAGCGATAGGTCATAGAGCTCTTTACCTTAACACCACAGGCTACTCCAATTCAGCAATGGGTTATGAGGCTCTTTACCGCAACACTACAGGTCACCATAACTCAGCAATGGGAATAGCTGCTCTTTACTATAACACTGTTGGATGTAGAAATACTGCAGTGGGTTGTCAAGCTCTTTATTCCAACAGCAATGGCAATTACAACGTAGCAATAGGTGATTATTCCCTATATTCCAATAGTATAGGAGAAAATGGAAATATCGGTTTAGGATACTACTCAGGTAAATATGAAACTGGTTCAAACGCTTTTTATGTAAATAATCAAAATAGAACAAACACAGCAGGCGATAAAGCAAAATCTATTTTATATGGTGTAATGGCTACTGCAGCAGCTAACCAAAAATTAACGATAAACGCATTGCTTAATTTGTCAGTACCCAAAACTCCAGCAAGTGCCGCTGCCGCAGGAGTAGCAGGAGATGTTTGTTGGGATACTTCTTATATTTATGTTTGTGTTGCTACTGATTCTTGGAAGCGTGTTGCAATTGCAGCGTGGTAAAATAATTATTAAATAATAAAATAAATATATGTCAGACAAAACTTACAAGAAAATAGATAATACAAAATTAGAGGAAATAACAACTTCCTCCAGAATTATTGATAAAGAATGGGTTGAAAGAGAATTGGAGGCAATGAAAGAGAATTTAATAGAAAATCAAGCTCAAATAAAAGGATTTGAGGAATTATTAAAGAAATTTAAATAAGAAATAATAAATAATTATATGGGATATTGGTCTGGAAGTCCATTTTCGGGTGGCACATATCAAACGGGTTCACCACCAAGTGGTGGTTCATCAGGAGGTTCATCAGGAGGAAGTTCTGGCGGTTCGTCAGGTGGCAGTTCAGGAGGTTCATCGGGCGGAAGTTCTGGTGGTAGCGGTTCATCTGGTGGCTCTGCTCCTTTATGGACTATGGCTACAATAAAAGCATTATATAAGCAATATTTAGGCTCTAATTATGAAGCTCCTGAAAGCGAAGGTGGCTGGGCTGATGTTTTAGAGCATCATAATACAAGTGGAACTACTGAAGCTGTTTTAACTGACTGGCTACAAAAGCCCGAAACTCAAGCTGCTGCTGATGCTTCTATGGGCGGTAGTACTAGCGACACTCCTATTGATATGCCAGGAATGCCAGAACCAGTTGTTCCACCAGCAGAAGGTGAAACTGGCGATACAGGTGATACTGAATTTGAAGCAGTTACTCCCGAAAACCAAGTTAGCCCAGAACAAGTTAGACAACTTTATAAACAATATGCTGGATATACAGACGAAGAAGTTGAAAGTATGGGCATTATAGAATATCATACCCAAACACACCCTATATCTTATGCTGATTTACTTAATTGGGCTCAAACAGCTCCTGAAGTTGCCGCATCTTTAGCTGAACATCAGGCAATAACAGAAGAAGAAACAGCTAACTACGAAAGCGGAAGGCAGATGATTATAGATGCTTATAACGATGGCATTTTAACAGAAGAGCAAAAACTTGAATATTTAAGAGTTTATGAAGCTTATCCTTACGAGGATGTAAAAGTTGAACAGATTTTAGAAACTTACGAAAAATATAAAGAAGATATTATTGACCCATACTACAAAGAGCTTGCTGATGTTTCCGAAAAAGCACTAAGAGAAAATATAGCTTCTATGAGAGAAAGCGGAATAAGAGCCGAAGAAGCAGAACAGCTAAAACATAAGGAAGAGCTTAGGTCTACTCGCGCAGGATTAGAAGGAAGCGGTATGACTTTTTCAGGACGAGCTGTTGGAGAGCTAGGTAGCAAAAGTGCTTATAAAACTACTGAAAAAGGTAGACTTGCTACAGCTCAGGGCTTAATAACATCATCAAGGCAAGCAGGTTATGCAAAAAGCCTAAGACAACTTGGCAGAACAGCTGAAGGCTACTGGGGTAGTAGTTTGCCCAGTGATATTTTTACAGCTTCTGAATATACCCCAATGGGCGTAGATTTAACTGGCAGTTGGGACTGGAATAAAAAGCAAGATTTAGGAAGTAAATTAGGTACTCTAATTGGGACAAGTGTAACGCAGGAAGAAAGGCTTGGTAATATTGATTATAATTTTCCTCAATATAATGATTAATAAATTTTAACTATAAATTCATGCTATCTCTAACTTTGAATAAGATAAGAGCGCAAAGACCTGACCTACAGAGCGCTTATGACGATGAAGGCAAAGCTACCAATGACAAGGTTCCTAAAACCATAGAAAGTTGGTGGGAGCAATATGGGAAAACTGAATATCCTAAATTAGGAGAAAGGGATATGAAGTCTGAAAACTCTGCTATTCAGCAGTTTGTTGATCAAGTTGGCAAGTATCCCACCGAACCACACGAACTTGACTTATTGGCTCGCATTGCTTACGACAACCCACCTGCGGACTTACTTACAGGACAAGATTTGCCACAACTAGGACTAAACAAGATGGCTTCATTTAACAAAGCTTTTGGACCACAAGGAGCTGTTGCTGGAGCTCAAGAAGCTAGCAATATGGCTCAGCCTAGATTAGACATTTTACAAGATGCATTAAAGAAAAAGACAGGTGCTACAGGAGCTGGAATAGGTAAGAGCAAGGTTTTTGAAAAAGCTGGCTTAAGCGGTATGGCTAATTTATCTCAATCTCTAATGGCTAGGCGTAGTGAGATAGGAAATAGCTATGAACGTTTCAGAAGAGCAACACAAGATATGGCAGACGTTACAAAGTACCAAAACCAAAAACTATTTAACGAAGCTGATTTAGCTGTTAAGAGATATGAAACTGATGTAGCTGCTTATGATAATTTATCTGAACAGATGTATAAGCTTCAACAAGATTTAACTGATAATGAAAATTATATACAAGGAATAGAATTAAAACATAAAAACGATATAGAATTAGCAAACTTAAGAAGTGAACTTAGCCAAAGAGAAGCAAGTCATAAAGCTGGATTAGAAGGTGGAGAAGATATAGCAGGTTCTATAAAAATATCGTCTTCTCAGAGAACTAAGTTTTCTAAAATTGGTTTAGCTACTCAAGAAGTTGACAGAATAAGAGATGGGCTTAATTCTCCAAACCCAGAAACTGGAATGAATTTCACAATAGATGAAATACTTGCTAAATGTGATTTTAATGCTAAAGAAAAAGTACAGATTAAAGACATAATGGGAGGAAGCCAACCAACAGAAATTACAAAAAACTATTTAGATATGGATTGGATAGAAGAAAATATAACCAATAAATGGTTAAAAGATCAAAGAGAAGAAGTTGAAGGAGCTGAAGAGAAAGGATTTTATAAGGGAGGATTTCTTGGAATGGGAACTGGAGATGCAGGATTAAAGGAAATTAGAAAATATATATTAACAGAAATTGAGAAATTAAGAATTGAAGGATTAAACGATGAAGAAATAGAAGAAAAATTATTTAACTAAATATTTATGAATAGAGTGCCTGCATTTCCACTTGATAGTGGAAATAAACCTGCTATTTTCCCTAAAGCTAATATTGAAACTAATAAAAAGGTCACTGTTGATCCAGTTTCTGGTATGCCAGTTAAAGAAGACATCAGATTAGGGAGCGACAAAGTAGTGTCTATTCCTAAATCTAAAAGTCAAACTGTTAGTGGCGTATCTTTTGATACTAAAACCCAAGGTCAAGTTGTTAAGGATGTAACTTTAGAAAATGATAAAATACAATCTAATTTACCTAAGTCTAAATTAAGGGTACCAGAATTTACAATAGCTGAACCACCTAAACCAGTCACTATATCAGAAGGGTTTAAAGAACCTATGAAATGGTTAGAGAGCTTGGAGACTAAAGAGACAGAGCAAAGAGATTTACGTCAACAAGCTAAATTAGGGAAAGATTATGATAAATTCCTTGATCTTAGATTAGACCCAACTAATAAACCAGGAAGTCATTTTAACCCTTATGATTATTCTCCAGGTGGAGTATTAGAAACATATACAAACCTAAAGGATGGCATAGAAGAAGGTACTGCCGATCTTAGAAACAAGATAGATAATGGTTTTGAATCTGTAACAAGACCACAGGATAACTTCGGACCAAATCCGACTATTGGAGAACTGGGAGTATGGGCTACCGACCCAGAATGGGAATATAGAGTTTCAGAAATTTATAATTCCCTAATGAAAGCAGACACTACTATTAACTCTCATTCTCAAGGCTTAGATTTCGATGGACTAACAATAGCTATATGGACTCAAGAAGGCTTTTTGAAACCATCTGCTAAAAAAGAGGCTTACGATTTATTAAAGGGTATTAGGGGAGGAAAGCTAAGAACTCCCGATTTTACCAATGTTCAGAAAGCTATTAAAACTCCATACGATTTAGAAACAGGCACACCTAGCAAACTATTAGAATCTAGAGAAGGGGGCGAAATTTCGCCATCTAAGCCTATGGCACAGAGAATAGCCAAAGATCAGTTTATTAAAGAAAGCATAGGAAACACCATTAAAAGCTTAGAGCAAAGTATAAAAGAAGCTATAAAGAAAGAACCTAAAGGTGAAAAAATAGAAACGAAACAATATGGGCTTTTGGGACCAATGGTTCAAGGCAAAGTTGAACCTCTCTTAGCTATTGGAGCTCAAAAAGAAAAGAGAAATGAAATAGCTAACTTAAAGATTGCGAAGAAGTTTAACGAAGACTTTTTAAAACAATTAAAAGAAGAAAAAGGACACTTTTTTGTAGAATTTGTTGAAGAAATGGTAGGAGAAATGGATAGGATAATGTTAGAGCCAGAAAAATTACTTCCATTTGCTGGAACTGCTTTTAAATTTGAGGATCTTATGGAAGGCATTTATGTAGCAGATAAAGTTAAGAATGGTGAAGAGCTTACTGATGTAGACAAAAGTTATTTAGAAAAATTCAAAGCTGTTGGTTTGCCAATAGAAAGGGGAGCAGGGGCTATGTTAGCTAATATAATGACTCAAATGCCAACTTATGCCATGGAATTTTCTGCCTTAAGAGGGCTTGTAGCAAAACCTGTGCAAATGGCTTTTGGAAAGCAAGTAGTAAAATATGGTGCTTTAGGGCGTAGTGTGGCAAAATGGACTGGAGTTGAAGCTCAAGCTATAGTTTTTTCTACTATAAAATTGCCAACTGCTGTAGCTGAAGAATATATTCCTTACAGAAAAGAGTTAAGTCATCCTTTATTTAACGATTTTTATAAAGAACTTGGAGAGTTTAATTTATTAAAAACAATAGGAGAACAGTTTGCTGTTAATGCCTTAGAGGTTATAACTGAATATGCTGGTGACTTAGTTCAAAAACCAGTTACTTTAATGGGAAGAGCTATTTTAGCAAAGTTTTTTCACAAAACTGGTTTCAAAATGACTAATATGGCATTAAGCAAATTCAAAAAAGGTATAGGATGGAATGACCCATTTTTTGAAGTATTTGAAGAAGAGCTTAACGAAAAGCTACAAGCTAATTTGTTAGGCAAACCATACGATAACCCATTCACTACCACAGAAGGCTTTACAAGACTATGGGTTGAAACTCTTGGTTTTAGTATAATGGGGAAAGCTATGCAAGCTCCTATGGCTGCGCAAGTTGCTGGGAAGAAGATTTATGAAGCAGGAAAGCCTATTGCTGAAAAAGGAATAGAAACAGGAAAAGCTGTTTTCAAAGCAATCAAAGAAGATAAGGGTGCCTTTATTAAGCCATATGAGTTTGTGCCGGGCAAGAAAAAGGAAGCGGCAGAAAAACCAGTTGTTAAAGAATTGGTTAAGGATCTTGACAAAAGGGCAGTTGAATTATTTATAAAAAGGCAAGGAAAAGAAACATACGAGAGCAAAGATATTGGAACAACATTAGAAAGAATAGCACAAAAAGCTGAAGAATATGATCCAGTTTTCTTAGAGCAACATCCCGAAATAAAAGGACACGACATAACGGTTTACCATGATCCAATCGCAGGGGAAGATTTAGCTGTTATCGACGATACAACTAATAAAATTGTAGAAATACTTGACAAAGAATTAGCAACTATAGCAAAACCCAAAGAACTACAACCCTTAGCAGAAGAAGCTAAAAAATATAAGAGTGCGGAAGAGTTTGTGAAAAAAGCACTTCCACAGATTCTTAATAGTGCTAATTTAGCAGACGCTGGGAAAAAATATAGATTTTATGATTATTCATTGGAAACAAAAGAAATTAAAAATTTAAGACCAACTGAAAAAATATCTTTAAAAGATGAAGGAATTAAAGAATATGAAACAAAAATTAAAGCTGGGGAAATCATACCACCTATTATTATTAATACTAAAGGAAATATCCTAAATGGACATACAAGATTACAAGCATATAAGAACCTTGGGATAAAAGATATTTCTGTTTTAACTGCTGAACAAGAAAATAAGTATGATACAGCCAGAATAATAAATTTAACCAAACAACAACTAACAGACATCTATAACCAAACAGCTAAAGAAGTAAAGCCTGTAAAACCTACATTAAAGCAAAAGCTAGAAGATGCTTTAATAAAACCATCATTAGAAAGTAGTAAAGCAGTCAAAGAAGCAAAACCGTTAGTAAAAAGAATTGAATCTATTGCTGAAATTTCTAAAACTCCAATTACTCCTAAATTACAAACTAAATTAGAAACCCTTGGCATAGCTGAAGATAATGCAAAAAATCTTTTAGCAGAAGGAGAATACAAAACTTATGTCGAAGGCTGGTCTGAAAAATGTTTTCCTAAAGATATAGATGACTCTGAAAGATTTGCTTATGCTGAAAAGGAAACTCCCAAAATAGCAAAAGAACATATTCCAAAAGGATTTGAGATTGTTGAATCTGGTTATATTGATAGTGATGTTGGAGATAATCCATGGGGAGCTACTTATGCTATTTATAAAGAAACTAAACTATCAACAGAAGCTAAAATAGAAACTAAAGCTTTGCCAGAAATAACCTCAACTAACGAAGAATCTCTTACACCAGAAGAACAGCAAGTTATTTTAGAAGAGGAATATAAAAAAACTACATTTGAAGATATAGATTACGAAGATATATTTTACCCAGAAACCGATAAAGAAAATAACTATCAAACATTCAAGGCTATTTTTAGCAAACCCGGTGTTTCTCTTATGAAAGAAAAATTATCATCTGGAGATGCCGATAGCTTTATTACCGCGCTCAAGAATAATAAGAGTATTAAAGCTGATGCATTAGAAGTTAAGATGGCTGTTCAAAAATATCTAGGCAACTTATTATATAGCCAAGATGCTTCTAATAATGAAATCTTTGATCAATTTAGAGGAAGGCTTGAAACTGAAGATCCCGGATTACTATATGGCAGAAAGATTGCTAGACAGCTTGGATTGAAAGGTATGGTTAGTGCAGAAGCTGTTAAAACTAGAGATACTAAAGAAGTTAAGTCTTTACCACAAAGACTTAAAGATATTACTACATTTGTTATATTGCCAGCTATAAAACAGAAAGCTCGCTTATTTGGTTTGTTAGGAAACAAGCTAACATCTATTCCAGTATTTAGGGAAGTTTTTGATAAATGGGCTAAGTCAGGAGTTGAGACCATAGTTGAAGTTTATGGTGGTGCATTTACTTTAGTTCCACACAGCTTAGACAAAGCTGTTGATAGTGGGCTTAAGAACTTTTATTCTAATATATGGGATGTAGAAAAATTTAAAATAATTAAAGAAATTAAAAATAATAGAATAAATTCTGTAAAAGCCTCTTACGAAAGAAGTATTAGAAGTTTAGACGATGCTATTATTGCTCGAGCTCAAAAAGCAGAAGGCTCATCTGTTATTAAAACTATTGAAGCTTTCAAAGCTAAATTTCCAGACAAGATAGTTGGAAGCGTAGAATGGTATACTTATATTAGAAACGAAACCCCAGTTGGGGCTAGAGTTATGACCTTGAAAGATGAATATAATGCATGGAGAGAAGTATTGCAAGGAGCTATCAATGATGTCTATGTAACCAAAATTAAGACTTTAGATGAAGCTACGATGAAAGCTTATATCAATAGGATTGGAGTCTATAATGACAAAGGACAAAAGTTTATAGGCAATAAAGGTTTCAGAATGATAGCAGGTGCTATTTATAACAAGCAAGGAATTTTCAATGCGTTGGATACTATAAATGATAGTTTTAAGCTATTAAAAAAGAAAGGAGTTAATGTAAAATTATTTAACAGAGATGGTGCTGAATTAACCAATTTTTTAAAGTTTAAAGATAATTCTAAAGTTGGTTGGGTATTTGATCCACCTTATACAAAAACTGCTAAAACTTATAAGAATTTAAAAAATGTAAAAAACTTTTTGACAGGAGAAAGCTTTATTGATTCACATTCTGCTGCCTTTAATGGCAAATCTAAAGTTGCCCTTACTAATGACGTGGCAAAAGAGTGGATTGATCCCCTGATGAACAAGATGTCAGAAAGCACAATATTTGCTTACAAGGAAGGGTCTACACCAACCTCACTTATATTATCTGAAGATATGACAGGTGATATGTTAGATATGATAGAAAGAAGAAAAAAAGTTGGCGCAACTGGAGCTGAAAAATTTGTTAATTCATTTACTCAATCTGTTATTGATATTGAAAATAAAGTTGTTAAAAAATACAGAACACCAGCATTAACTAAAGAAATGTCAGAAAAGTTTGGCAACATAATACCTGATGACCAGTTTTATAATTATGAAGTTTTATGGGCTAACGACAAACTTACTAAACAAAAAGGAAATGTTGATACAATAATAAGTGTACTTAGTAACTCAGGTGTTAGGCAAGAAATAATAGATATGCTTAAAGTTAATGATGTTTATCTAAAAGACATGGTTAAGTTTAAAAGAGAAAAAACTAAAATTGTTAGTACTGCTATTAGCAAGAAAGTTATTAGCTATATTAAAAATACTAGCAATATAAAAAACCATGATGAAGTAGAGATTAAAAAATGGTTCACTGGGATGAAAAATACTGCTAAGTGGGCTGTTGCTGGATATGAAGTTCCTATGCGATTTTTTAAACGATTAGGGGAAGGTTTTTCAAAAATGATAAATCAACCAATAAGAGAATCTGAACGTGCCGCTGTTAAAAAAGCAGATTGGATTAAAATTCAATTGCCTAGCTGGTTCAGAACTCCAAAAGCAAGACTTAATTCTGCTGAAATAATTGAAAGAGAAGGTTTAAAAATTCTAAAAAGAAAAGAAAGAATTAGAATCAATGCTTATTTTATGAGCAAACAAGGAGTTAAAAATATACCTAAAGAATTGTTAGAGATTCCATTAACAAAAAGAGAAGGGCGTGGATATGATGAATTAGTAGAATTGTTTGACATTTTATATCCTGAAGTAGAAAGAGTAGCTAAAATTATGGGGACGACTATTCATAAAATACCAAATTATTCTCCTTTGATGTTGTCGTCTGATTTGAAAATATTACAGTTTGGCTCTTTATACGAGATACGAAGGAAAGACCCATACTTTAGTTCTATTAAAGAAAGAACTGGACCAACTGATTATAGATTCTATGAAAAAGACATGGGCAAAATAATGAAAACTTGGCTTGATAATGCTGCCAGATTTATTGAGATGTCAGAGACAACAAATAAAATTAAATATCTTATTGAAAGCGACGATTTCAAAGCTTTGGTATCGCCTGATATTCACAAGAAGATAACAGATTGGTATGACTTTGTAGTCAATACTCCTGAAATAAAGGGGGGAGCTACAGTTTTAAGATGGTTGAGGGGAAGACAAGCTACCTTTATTTTAGGATTAAGATATACAGTTCCTGTTAAACAATTTCTTAATTTAATCGATTTATGGGATGTGGTTGGAACTATGGATATTTTAAAAGGTTTTAGAGAACTATATAAAAATAAGCAATTAGCTCAATATGTTAAAAATTCTCCAGCAGTTATTGAAAGAGATATGGTTGATATTACTATGACAGGACTCAATGACGCTATGTTTGAATGGATGAAAAAACCGACAGTTTATACTGACCAAATGACAGCCAAATTATCTAAAATTATTTTAATGCGCAAATTGATAGAAAGACACATGGATCAAGGAGACAAAATGAATTATAAGTTATGGAAAAAAATTGACAGGTTTAGCAATGATATGGTAGATGGTGTTATGGGAGCTATTTCAAAATCACAAACACCAACTCATTTTAGAACAGAAGCAGGCAAAAATTGGAATATGTTTATGTCGCAATTAACTGCTAAAGCTGGTTTTCATGTTCAAGATATATGGTTTCATCAAAACCCTGAAATGTGGGAAGAATTACCACAATCACACAGAAAAGCTATTCTTAAATCAATTACTTCTTTAATAATAATTGCTATGTTAGAAAATCTTATTACTAATTTAAGCTTTCCCGATGATCCTGAAGATATAGCAAAAGATACTTTGATATCTTTAATTGGAAACTTCCCAACATTAGGCGGAATAGCTTATTCGGTTCGATCAGGACAATCTTATTCTCCAATGCCAGTTCTTGGAAATGTTGTAAGAATATTTAAAGAATGGAGTTTAATAAATTCCTCTGTTAAAAGAGAGACAAAAGAAAAGCATCTCAAAGAGTTGGTCTGGTATGCTACTGGTTTGCTTGGAAATCCAAGGGCTCTTAAACTTTTTTACGAAGGAACAGCTGGTGCTATACGAGGCTATGTTGAAGTGGGTGGCAAGAAAATTTACTTAAGAGGCATAGAGAAGTGGCTTGCTCCTCTAAAGGGCAAGTATGGATCACAAGCTGCTAAAGATGTCTTTAGAAAAGAACCTGCCGAATCTGCTTATAAAAAGGGTGGATCTGCTTATAAAGAAAGTGGATCTGCTTATAAATCAAAAAGAAGAGCATATAAATAAAAAATATGCTGAGGAGCACATAAAATAGGGGTAGCTTAAAAATTAAAAGCTACGGGTTGACTATATGTAGTTTTTAAGGCAAGCTATAGCTATGAAATCAGTTAAATTTACATTCAATAAAATTTCAAGCAAACATCCATATTGGTCATCCTATACTTGTTTTATGGAAACTATTCGAGATAAAAAATATTCAATTACAACAAATATACAGTGGTTTTATCGATTAGTTAATCAGAATGATTATTCTAAAAAAGAAAGAATGCAAATCTCTAATTGGATTCGTGGCAAGCCTCCTTGTGGACCTAAATATATCTATTCTTATTCTAAAAATAGACTCGTCGGAACTGGGATATCAAATAAAGAATATAATTTATGGAAAAATCGTGTCTTTGAAAGAGATAAACACAAATGTAGGATTTGTTCAGAAACTAATTTGTTGTTTGTCCATCATATAAAAAGCTTTAAAAGATATCCTAATTTACGAATTAATATAGATAATGGTATTATACTTTGTTATGATTGTCATCAAAAGGTTCATCGTGGAGAAATTATATTAAAATAGGGCACACCTTTCGTTTTAAGCGATTCAAATTCAATAGAGGTGTTATCATTCGTTTTAATGCTCAAAACCTTTGTATCATTCTCTAAACTCCACTGACGAGCTATTTAATTAACTAAACTAAAACATTATGTTAAAGAAAGTAATTTATCTTAATCCCGGGCATTTCAATCAAGACCCAGGAGCATCTGGCAACGGGCTAATAGAAAGAGACGAAACTATTAAAATTGCTGAATTATTAGTGCCTAAATTAAGAGAATATTTTGAAGTTCATATTTGCTCTAATGACAAAAACTTACAAGCATCCGTTAAGTGGGTAAATAGTTTAGCCAAGAGCTTAAATAGTGGACTTGCCTTGAGTCTACATTTGAATTCTATGGGAGGAACGGGGGCAGAATGTTTTTATTATGATTGGTCTATTAAAGGAAGGTCAATGGCTAAGAAATTGATAGCAAAATATTGTGAAATTACTGGAATAAAGACAAGGGGAGCAAAACCAGATAGGCAATCTGTCAATAAATATCTCTGGTGGGTGAAAAAAACGAACCCTTGGGCTTTATTATTAGAGATGTGCTTTATTGATAATAAAGCGGATACTGATTACTTTCGGAATAATAGAGAACAAGTTGCAGAAGGAATTTATCGGGGTGTCTTAGCAATCTATAATATAAAAGAAAAAGTTGAAATAAAAAAAAAGATTATTCAAAATCTAAGAGAAGCAGAAAGATTATTAGCTTTTACATAAAATAATTTGGTGTGTGCATTTCATTTCTTGACCTTTTTGAAATGCGGGATTGAAACTTTGCCTTTATTATATTGTTAATATAACTCAATTGGTGAGCGAGATTAAGGCACTATTTTAGCTGTGCATAACTTGCCTTGCTTTTTTCATAAAATCTGCTATGGTTAGTTTATGTCAAAACCAAAATACAAACAAATAATCCATACAGAGAAACCAGCGAGCATTTTTTGCTCACGGCTGTTTGTAACCGGGGTTTCTGGTTTCTCTCTATGGGTTATTTTTATTTTATGGCTAAACTAAAAATTAAGAACAAATATGGCATAGCTCCAAATAAATTGATTAATAATGAAAAAGTATCTTTACGCGCTAAAGGGCTATATGTTTTCCTACAATCAAAGCCAGATAACTGGAGTTTTTCTGTCGCCAGAATTGCATCACAAACAAAAGAAGGCAAAGCAGCTATCCAAGAGGCTATAAAAGAGCTAGAAGCCATAAAACTCTTAAGTAGAAAAGCAAGAAAAGACAAACTTGGAAAATGGATTGGCTTTGACTACACCTTATATGGCGACCCGTTTACCGATTACCCGTTGACGGCTTACCCGTCAGCCGTTTCTCCGTCGACGGCTTACCCGTTGACGGAAAACCACGTCACCCTTAGTAAGAAAGACATTAGTAAGAAAGATACTAGTAAGAAGGACATTAGTAAAAAAGAATTAGTAATTAGGAAATCAAAGATTTCGGATCAAATAAATAAGGTTTTTGATATTTTCCTTAAAGGGATAAATCCAACTATAAATTTCGGGCACAAGACTAATCGGAAGGCGGCGGAAAATCTGATTAAAAAAATGGGTCTTGAGAAAACTATCCGAACAGTTGAATATGCTATTTCAATTCAAGGGGAGAGATATGCACCGGTGATTACGACCCCATATCAACTATGCAGTAAGTTGGGAGATTTAATGGTTTATTATAAAAAGGATAATCAAAATAATATTGTAATAGCTAAATGAAATTTTATGTACATTGCATTTTATAACGCACAATCACAATTTGAAATTACTGAAAGTGAATTTCAACAAGCTATGGTGGCTTGGAACAAAGGTCAAGGCATTTTCATTCCTCGCCTTAATGTTTTTTTAAGTAAGAATGTTATATGGGCAGGGCAAAAGCCAAGCGATCCGAATAAAGGATATGCGAGAGAGGATAATCGTCCAGTATTCAAAAAGTTCGGAGAATGGCGATTTGTAGAGTGTCCTGAGCTTGCTCCTGACTTAACTTTTTATAAAAGCTTAGCACAAGATAACGTTATGCCTGAATCAGAAAAACGTTTAATAGAAAGCGAAAAGCCAAACAGTGCATAAGTGCTTGACAAGATTGTTTTTTTATGCTATGCTATTTACAGGTAATAAAATATTTATGTTCAAAATCCAAATACAAAAAGAAGATTATATAGAGAAACCCATTAGGCTTTTAAATTCTTATTTTAGAGCCATAGTTGCTCGACTATGTTTTGGTGGGTTTTTCTGTATAGTCTTTTTTATATGATTTACAAACAACCAATTTTTATTACAACCCCAAAAGGCAAAGAAGTTTTGCATGGCTATTGGGGAGAATACGAAGGTCATCCTTGTTTCATAAGAAAGGTATCTGAGAGCGATAAAATGACGATTTTTAATGCTTGGAGCATTAATCCGGAAGTATTAGAAAAGATTAAAGAAAAAGTAGATGGCTTAGTATACGTGCAAGGAACCACTTTATTTACTATTAATATAAGCAATGCTATTGAGTATGGCTTTGAAAAGGAATTTGCAGAAGGAAAAACCGTATATATACCAATTAAACATTGGCATAAACGAGAAAGGTTATGAAATTACCACCACATAAAACTTCAAAAGAAATAAGAACCCTTATTATTTGGGCTATGTCTGAAATTAATAAATATAAAGATTTTATTAAGGTATGCGAAAAACAAATTAAAAATAATAAAAAATTATGAAAACAGAATCATTAGCTCAACACGCACAAACCGCTAAGAACGAAGCATCACAAGAGGATGCTAAACTAGAACACGACAGAGAAAAGCAAGAGGTTCAAGCATTTTGCGATGTAGCTCGAGCACAAGGCTGTGGCTTTATTGCTGATTTATTTGAAACATTTGCTGGTCTTAAAGGGGCTTATAGAGAGGAAGATGTAGATAAAGAGAGGCGAATATTGCGTGATCAGATTAAAATATGCGAAAATAGGCTTAATAAATTAAAATAGCTTATGACTAATGAAGAGATATTACAAAAAGCAATAGATAAAGCTATTAAAAATGGATTAAAAGAGAGGGATTTAAGAAGATTTTTAGATATAGATGAGTCTTGGGACTTTGCTATATTTAAAAAATTACATTATTCTATTATCTTTTCTCACGATTTTGCTAAATGTTTTTGGGGAGAATATAGTGTTTGTGGAAGTTGTGGAGAAAAATGGGAAGAAGCTTGCTGGTGTGATAGAGCAGATGTTGCTTGCATAGGCGAGATAAAAAATTGGCAATATCACTTACAGCAATTGGTTATATTAACAGATGATGAAAAGTTTAAATATTTAGAGAAGTATTTATGGACAAAATAGAAGGCTTAGCTAAATTTATTAAGGTAAACTTGAAGGCAATAGAGGGTCGTGAAAGGGGAGATGCTAATTTAATATGGGCTGAAGAACACGAGGATGATTGTCCAATAGTTTGGGACAAGGGTGGCATAGAAGAATTTTATATTCACATAGCAAAAGATATAATAAAATTTTTGGATAAAGGTCAAATAGCTAATAAATTAAACTAAATGAGTTTTTATGGAAAATCAAGTATGCCCACAATGTGGTTCGCCATTAAAGTTAGTTCCTGCTGGAGTTAGTAAAGCTGGTAAAAATTATCCAGCATTCTGGTCTTGCACAAACAGGGATTGCAAATATACTTTCAATACACCAACAGTTACTACAAGACCAGCTTATGCTCCTCCTGTTCCAGCTCCAAATCCTTATCCAACAGCTCCTGTTCCACCTGTTGCGCCCGTTGCCAATTCTGGCAACCGAGAGGATAGCATCAACTGGCTAAACGCAAAGAATAATGCTTGCTTACTGATCGCACACCATCCAAAATTTGCGAAGGTAAACGAAGACATTAAGATTACTATTGAAAACCTTACCTATTTTCTGCACAAGACAACATTAGTAAGTGTTTCTAAGAAGCTAGCTCCTGATCCAACTCCACCGCCACCATCTCCGCCAGATAATTCTGACATTGATAATTCAGAAATTCCTTTCTGATCGTTTTGGCTCTTTATTCTGCTCACAAGCATTTTGTGGGCAGTGCTAAGGAACTAATAATCTATGGAACAATCAAGATTAAGTTTAGTAATAAGCAATCTTACTGATGAAGAAATAGAACAGCAAGAGCAAGAAACAGAATTGTTAGCAAAAGCATTGGTAGAGCAATTTGGCGAACTATTTTGGGCTAAGTTTTTTGCGGGAGAGTTTAGTAGTTTAAATTAAATTTATATGATTATCTGGTTTATAAAATTTATAACAATAATGGCATTAGGTATTGCTGGTATGGGAATTAAGGAAAAGCCAAGATTTATATTATTACATCTAATTTTATGGTTCTGGTTGCTTTATTTAATTGTTTGCCAGATGCCGTGATAAATAGCATTATGAAACCAGTAATATTAAAACAAAGTTTTTGGGTTAATGAAAAATTAAATATGAATTGGGAAGAGGAATTTGACAAAATATATCCATTACAAATATGGAATGAAAGTAATAAAGAACAAGCTATTTTTATTACTCCAACATTACAAAAAAGACATAAAGAAGAAGTTAAACAATTTATCCAAAACCTATTAGATAAACAAGAAAAAAATCATCAAGAAGAGAAAATTGCTTTGAACAAAATGTTAAATCAAGATTGTTTTAATCAATTAGATAAACAAAAATCCGACATAATGAGTATTGTTCAGAAAGAAGTAGCCAAATCAGACAAATATCAAATTGCTCCATTAGAAAGAATAAGATTTGAAATACTGGGGTTAAATAAATGAGTATTATGAAAAATAAATTTAAAATAATAAGAGTCAAAGCTGACATTCATCCAGATGGAGATGTATATGTTAAATATAAAAGAACATTTTATAGAATTGGTCAATTAGATGATAATGAAGAAGAACATTGGCACGGTCCTGTACCAAGCCCATCTTATCTTAAAATGAGAAAAATAATAAATAAATAAGTATGAAAAAAGAAACATTTATTTTGGCAGCAATATTGTTAATAGGTAATGGATTATTTTTTTGGATGGCAAATATGATTGATGGTCAATTAGGATTATTTTGTTTAGCTAATATTATGCTTGGGTTTATTCTTGCGAAAACCACTATGAATAATTATTTTAATTTTAAATAAATAAATATATATGAATATGAAAAAAGAGTTTGAAAAATTATGGCAAGACGAAATGGAAATAATTGCCAGTTTTCGTTCAATAGAAAAATATCCACCTAATTTTACTTATCTTCATAAAATGTGTTTGAGGATTATCCAAGACCTATTAGATAAACAAGAAAAAAATCATCAAGAAGAGAAAATTGCTTTGAACAAAATGTTAAATCAAGATTGTTTTAATCAATTAGACAAACAGATAAAGATTGAGAAAAGTTATAGAAAGCATTATACAAATGAAATGGTTAGAATAAGATTAGATAAGCAAAAGGAAGAATTTAAAAAAATGATTGAGGATTGGGCAAGTCCTTTTGAAAGTTACCCAACAATGATGTCAAGCAAGAAAAACCACGAAAGAGGTTTATTGGTTCGTGAATTAAGAGAATATATTTTAAAAGAATTAAATAAATAAGTATAAAACAAAAATTATGAACAAACAAAAAGCATTAGAAAAAATTGAAGAATCAAAAAAGTTCGTAGAAGATTTAGATAAAAAACAAGAGTGGGTAAAGATTGATTATTCTGTTATCCCAAAAGAATTATTTGACAAGTATGGATGCAAGCCCTTTGAGATAATGAAAAAAAAGATGAGGGATGTGAATAATGAAGTTTGGAATAATATCAATTATTTTGAAGCTCAAAAAATATGTGAGAGGTCAGGTTATCGTTTGCCAAATATTAGAGAAATGTTGGTGTTATTAGAATTTTATAAAGAAGAAAATAAAATCGTAGGTTGCTACGACAAAGGATTTTTAGGGATTGAAGAATTAGATTATAATGAGAATGTGTGCTATGAGTGGATTTATTGTTTGAAAGATTGTGGCTTTCTCCGCGGTGGCAATTGGCGCTATGGCTCGTATGCGGGGCTGTTTGCTCTGAACCTCAACTCTGCTCCGTCTTACACGTACAACAGCATTGGCTTTCGGTGCGCTCGCTCGCTTTAATCTAAAATCTAAATAAATAAACTCTTTAATAAAAGGAGGAAGTAATCTTAGGAGGTTATTATGTTCTAGCAGATTTCTATACTTTGCATCGTTTTAATACTTCTGATTGGTGGAAGTATATTTAATGAGTATTTTCTTTATAATCCGTATTATAAAGGGACGAAAGATAGCAGAAAACCAAAAAAGTCCGAATTATAGGGCTTATTATAAGAACGAAAAATAGCAGAGAATAGCAGAGGAGGAGGTATAATGAACAAGAAAGATAAGGACACAATAATCACTCTCTATCTCAGATATGGATACAAAGGCATACTGGCTGTTATTGCTAACTTCTTATTGAGCAAAAAGATTACTTAAACAAACGAGAACCCCTAGCTCAAAACAAAATAAATAAGTCATTACGGCTTAAAAATTAAATAGAGGGGTGTCGGGGGTTCTCTATTTAAAAGATTTTAATTAGTTTAATATAATATTATGGAGATATATGATAATGAATTTAATAAACCTAAGAAGATAATGTGGGTAATTAATTTTGTTTTGACACTTGTATTTTTTGGTGCTATTGCACTTTTTGTTATTAAAGAAATAGAAAGAGTAAAAGATGAAAACGGAATTAAGGGCGTTTTAATGGAAGTTTGGGAAGGCAAAGAGGTAAAAGTTAATTAGTTTAATAATATAATATGAAAAAGTTAATGGCGAGAAATAGAATAAAAAAGGATGATATATTTATTATTGAGGGTGGTTATAAAGAATATTTTTATGCAAGAAAAGCAGAAAGAAAAGATGATAAATGGTTATTTAGATTTTTTGTTTCAGATAAAAATTATAAGGGGGGTGAAATAATGATTAAAGGGATGAAAAGTTTAAACAATTTTAAAGAAATAATATGAAATGTAAAATATGTAAATTTAACGACACTGACTCAACCACTGGAATATGTTGGGAGTGTTGCGACAATAGAGAATTTCTTTTAGAATGGAGTAGTATCATAGATTGGTTTATGATTTATTATATAATTTATCCAAAAAGTTTAGAAGATAGTCCAGAAAGATATGATTATAGAACAAGGGAAGAATACATAAGGTATTTTGTTAAGAAAATGACGCTTCAAGAAAATTTTTAAAAGTTAATTAGTTTAATAATATAATCGTTCTTTTAAAAATTCTATGGAGGAATAAGAAGTCCAAAAACCAAAAGGAGGTAAGATGGACAAGATAGATAAAAACAGGTGGGCTGAATTGCGTAAAAATGTTAATTTTCAAAAAGGAGCAACGCCAAGATTAAATCGCCAAAGGTTAGAACCCAAGAATCACGGAAAAGAGTATGCTGAAATAGTTTTTTTCGGAGATACACACTGGGGTAGTCCACAATGCGACAGAGAAAGGGCAAAGCGAATGATACAATATTGCATTGACAAAGAGATTTATGTTTTGCTTATGGGAGACTTGATTGAATTCGCTACCAAAGGTTCTGTTGGAGCTGGAGTTTACGAACAGACAATGAACCCTCATCAGCAGTTTGACGAGACAATGGAGATGCTTATGCCATTAGCAGACAAGAAATTGATATTGGGATTACACAGAGGAAACCACGAAATGAGAGGATACAAAGACGCTGGTATTGATATTGCTCGTATTATGGCAACGGAATTGAATTGCCGTTATTTAATGGATGCTTGTTGGAACTTGTGGTATGTTGGCAAGCAATCATACACTCTCTACACTTTGCACGGGGCAACTGGAAGTCAATATGTTTATACCAAATTGAATTCAGCCATTAAAATTGCTCAGAATTTCAAAGCAGAAATTCTTGCAATGGGACACGTCCACGAGAACGCAAGCACTTCGGTAATCTACCAGTCGGTTGATAAAGTAAGAAAAGTTATCCAAGAAACCAAAGGGTATGTTATTCTTACTGGGCATTATCTCAAATACGACGGTGGCTACGCACAAATGAAAGGAATGACTATTGGCAAAATGGGTTCTCCAAAACTTAAGCTGTATGCTAACAAGCACGACATTCACATTTCAAGTTAATTGGACTTCAAAAAATTGGGCAGGTGAAATTCCTGCCCATACAAAACATTTAAGATTATGAAAAAGTTAAAAATATTAAATTCATATTGTGGAATTGGAGGAAATAGAAAGCTATTAGGAGATGACCACGAGATAACTGCCATTGAAAATGTGCCAGAAATAGCAAAAATTTATCAAGATTTTTTTCCAAACGATAAGGTTATTGTTGCTGATGCTCATCAATATTTGATAGAACATTATAAAGAGTTTGATTTTATTTGGAGTAGCCCACCTTGCGTAAGCCACTCATCTTTTAGGCAAAATATTTGTGTAAGATTTAGGGGGACCAAACCCGTTTATCCTGATATGCGATTATATGAAGAAATATTATTTTTAAAATATAATTTTAAAGGAAAATATATAATAGAAAATGTTAAACCTTATTATGAACCTTTAATAAAGCCAAATATAATTTTACAACGACATTTATTTTGGAGTAATTTTGAAATTGTTGACAAAAAGTTTGAAAAAGATAATATTCGTAAAGCACAAATACCTGATTTGCAAAAGAAATATGGATTTGATTTATCATTTTATAAGTTAAAAAATAAACGACAAGTGTTAAGAAATTGTGTAAATCCAGAGTTAGGGTTACATATATTTCAAGAGGCATTTAGAGAAGATAATAAATTATTTTAAATAGGAGAGAAAGAATGGGATTATGGAGAAAGTATATATAATATTGATATTAGACCTTTGCCAACACAATATATATCAACACAAGTTAATAAACCTAACAAAAAAAGTATGTTAAACAAATTGACGAACACATTAAAAAAGATTTTACCAAGTGATATTCAAAAGCAATATCGTGCTGGTTTTAGAAATGGTGATTTAATTTTGACTGGTGCTGGGCAAGGTGAGTTATTTGAAATTATGGCAGACAAATTCAAAAAAGAACTTACTGATAGAGCAATAGAAGTTATAAAAGAAGAAGAGAAAAAATAGCCATGGAAGAGAAAAGAACATCACAACAGAATAGAGCGCTTTATTTATGGTTTACATTAGTAGCTAAAGGATTAAACGATGCAGGGCTTGATATGAAAGAGGTTCTAAAGGACGAGGTAGATATTCCTTGGACCAAGGATATGGTTAAAAAGTTTCTTTGGAAGCCTATCCAAGAAATCGCTTTAGCTAAGAAGTCTACAGCTAAGCTTACTACAAAGGAGGTTGATATTGTTTACAATGTTCTAAACAGGCATCTTGGAGAAAAGCTGGGCTTTTATCAGCCATTTCCTTCAGATGAGCAAGTGGCTTTGAGTAAGCTAAAGAAAGATTAATCAACTAATCTAAATATTATGATTTATCTAGGAGAAACAGGACTAAATAAGACTTGGCAGACAGCATTTCCCAAGGCTACGAGATGCGTTCATTGTGGCAAGGTCGCAAGGATTGGCTTTGTTTATTGTGAGGAGGCTGATAGCGCCAACAAGGAATTCGTTTGCCAACTACACGATAATGGGAAGAAAGACAAGCTCTGGCTCCATGATGCTGTGGCTGTTGCTGTGTATTTTTGTGAGGGTTGTCTGAAAGCCACTGCGTTATATAACCAAGCGTAATGAAAAGATGGAAAAAACAAGAGTTAAAATGGTTAATTGAAAATTATCCTTCAAAGGGAAAGGTTTTTTGTGCAACATATTTAAAAAGAACAGAGGGAGCTATAAGGCAAAAGACGTCTGATTTAAAGTTGAAGTCTAATTTTAAATTTAATTCAATATCAAATTATAATAGAGGTTCTGGATGGAGGGGGAGGAAACGAGAAGAACATTCAGAATGGTTAAAAAAGTATCATCCATTGAAAGGTACCCATTGTTCGAATACAACCAAAAAGAAAATATCAGATAAGATAAAAATAGCCGTTAAAGATGGTCGTGTTAGGGTTGATAATTTTAGGGGATGTCATCATACAAAGGAAAGCAAAAAGAAAATAAGAATATCTAATACTGGTCGTGCGGTATCTCAAGAAACTATCAACAAAACATTAGCTACAAAATTAAGAAAATATGGGTATTATCATAAAAATACAGAAAATACCTATTCAAGGTGTAAGAGAGGGTGGTACGATATAGGTGGAAAAAAGATGTATTTTAGAAGTTTGTGGGAGGCAAATTATGCATTGTATCTTAATTTTCTTAAGAGAAGAAATGACATAAGGGATTGGGGCTATGAGGTTGATACTTTTTGGTTCTTAAATATAAAAAGAGGGGTTAGAAGTTATAAGCCAGATTTTAAGATATTTAACAATGATGGCACTATTGAATATCACGAAGTTAAGGGTTGGATGGACGCAAAAAGTAAAACAAAGATTAAAAGAATGAGCAAGTATTATCCAAAGATAAAACTGGAAATTATTGGGCAATCTGTTTATAAGGATTTAAAAAATAAGCTTGGTAAGTTGTTAAAATTTTATGAAACCAATACCGATAAAACTTAGAGAAGAGATGAATGCTGATAAATATTACAGCCGGTGTTGTCTCACTGGGACCAAAAGCGAGATAGTTTTTCACCATGCTTGGCAATATGCTAAAGGTCAAATAAACGAGAAGTGGGCTATCATGCCCGTGACTAACAGGAAACACGCTTTTGATGGCGACGCTGATAGCATTCATAATTGTTTAAAAACACGCAGGAAGGTTCAATACCTTTCTTTGCTTAGGGCTGACTTAGAGGATTTGAAATGCCGTATGTCACGGAAAAATTGGCAACAGGAGTTTAACTTCTTAAAGAAATTAAATGATTCTAATTTGTTGTAAATGTGGCAAAAAGATAGAAAGAACAAAAAAGCAGAAAGATCCAGTATGTTTTGAGTGCCGAAAAGAAAGAAGAAGAGAGGCTACTTTAAAAAGAAAGAAAGCTATTAAAGCCGGAACTTTAGTTGTCAAAAAGAAGCCGCTAAAGAAGCCTATTATATTTAAAGATAAGAAGTTTGTCATAAATATGGTAGAAAATCCACACGAAGATTTTAGCAAATTTTCCAAGAAGTTAATTTATCGTATTCCCTTTCGTCTTAATAAAAAAACTGTTGAGTATAATAGCTGGCTTACCAGAGATTATTTTGCTCGACAACATTGTTGCAAATGTGATGCTAAGTTAATTTTTTTGTGTCGAAAAGATAATCCTTACAATATCTCGCCTTGTTGTCCTAATGAGAATTGTTGTTTGCATTCTGATTATAGGAAAATAACAACTTGGAAGAGAATTAAAAAACCTTATGTCCATTTGTAATATTTGTAGTCAAAAGAAAACTGAAATGCATCGTAAGGATAATATCTATAATATTGCGTGGATATGCGAGAATAAAAAATGTGTGATGTTTTGCGATAGACATGAGATAATAACATGGTCTGCAAAGCAACGAGAATATACTGATGAAGATGTTAAAACGGTTAGAAAGTTGCGTCGTGCTGGTAATAGCTATCGGCAAATTTCTTTGCAAACAGGTATTCCGAAGTCTACTTTGAGCGGTTGGCTTTAGGTGAAAATGAGCTTAAGTGTCCGACTTGCTTTTGGTTTTTGCGACGCGCTTCTATACTTTGCCTATAAGTAAAGGTTCTGGCTGTGTGATATTGACAAGTGTCGTGAAATGCTATAAAATGGAATTTATGAATGGGAGAATTATATCTACAAATTATCTTTTTTCTATTAACATATTTTAGGTATGGGGCTTTATTGCTCCTTTTTTGTTTGGTATATTATATCCACTTCTTTGAAAAAATGGCGCAGAAGGGCACACAATGCTTTGAAAAAAGGGCAGACACTCCCTTTTATTGGGAATGCCTGTAGATTTAGCTTAATATCGCTATGAATGTTATAGCTATCAGAAATGGTGCTACGAATATTGCTATTGCTATGAATAGCTCTTTATGCTCATCCACTGATGCATATTATTAAGGTTGCTAAGCCATACAGAATTATGAATATCCATATTGGCGAGAGTACCCAGAACCACGACCAGTGAATTACGCCGACTAATTTTAGCACTATAAATATTGTTAGTAATATTTGCATAATATTATTTAGTTAGTGAATTATTCTATTTTTCCTTTTATTGCTAGCTTTCTCAAAGCTTTTAGTTGATGGATAAGATAGTTGAAATCTCTCTTGTTAAATCCACCTAGTTCAACCTCGTGTCCATTGTTATCTTTATCTAAATTTAGAACTATTTCTTGCTCATATGGATCATATGTGAATACTAGGTTGCTTTCATTATTTCCACAATAACAATTTATTATTCCTGTCATACAGACTTGTCTGTTATTTCTCCACAATTTTATCTTTTCTTTTATATTTACTAATATTTGCATATTATTATTGTTTAATGCCGATAAAGGTCAAACGACGCATCATCGCATGCTACCAGCTTTTTAATAAATGTTTCATTGTGTAGCTTTTCTCCATTAGTAGACACTTCGTCAAATGTTCCTAATGGCATAAAAGGATTGTCAGTGTAAATTGCCCAATCGTGCATTCCACCTCGAACTGCTACCCATTTTATAATGGTTTCTGTCCCAGCTATGTTGCATCCTCCCGGGCTATCCTCTATTCTGCCTTTAGCAAAAATGGTGCGTGGCTTTAGTTGTTTTAAATACTTTATTGTAATCATAAGCGTTCTTTAATAATTAGTTAGCTTTGATTATCTTTGTTATTAAATCCTCTAAATCATACCATAGTGATTTGCCATTTTTGTGGTAAAACATAGTTTCGTTTCCCATTCTTTTTGAAATGGCTTCTAAGATTTTAATTGCTTTTTCTCTATAAATATCTTTTTCCATAAGCGTTCTTTAATAATTAGTTAATAATCTTTATATATATATTATTATTAGTAATCCAATATCCCCTTCTTGTGCCTCTTGTTTTCATTGCCATTAAGTGTTTGTCAATAGTGGACCAAATTAATTTTCCTTTATATTTATTAATTCCTCCAAATATCCCTCCAGACTGAAATTGCTGTATCTGAATCCTCTATTATTGCTTCGGCTATTTCCTTAATTGATTCTTGTCTGGTCATTTTACCTCATCTTTTACTATTAACTTGATTGGTTAATGTTCGACCTTTCTCAAAGAATTGCTTACAAGCGATACTGGTGCGTTGTTTATTTGGCTAATCCTTGATTACTGATGTTTTTGCTCTTTAAATATTTATTAGCTTGATTTATTTCCGTGCAGATGATAAATGGAATTTAGCTGGTCAGCGACTCGCTCCCTTGCCGGTTATGTATTTGTGATGCTTATGTTTTACGACTCTTGCCAACCTGCCGGTGTGGCAGGCTGGCTTATTGATTTATCTGAAGTTATTATTGGTGATTGCGTCATCTATCACCTCTTTCGATTCACATATCGTGTTTGCTACCCAGTTATCTCCTTTGAATAGGTATTGAGCGTGTTTGACCGCTTGTTGGAGCTGTCGGCTGACGCTTTTAAGATTTGTTATCTGCATCAGGTGATCGTTTTCGATGTCTTGTTCGTTTTCTTTTTCCATTGGTTTTTGGGTTACTTTATTAAGTGGGCAGTTTTGCGAGGTACCCAGCTCAGTGGCTTATCCTATTATTAGTTCTGTTGTTTTTTAATTAATAAAATGCCAGCTGGCATTACCAACTGGTTTCTTGCTCCTCTTTGTGAGGAGGATTACTCCGGCAAGGATATTCGCTAACGCTTTCTTTGTTAGCAGTTCCTCATCTTGAGGTTTTTTGTTCTTTTTCATATTTGCTTTGTTTTGTTTTGCTTAGCTCGACTTTTGTTTTTACTATTTACTATTTTACATTGTTCTTTCCGTTTTGTCAAGGGCTACACAAGGGCTTTAACTTGTCCTTTCCTGCGAGGAGTGGACAACTATTTCGCTTTGTTTCTTTGTTATTTATTAGCAAGGTATGTAATGCTATCTTGCTATTTAGCTTGCTTGATCTTGCTAGTTGGTTGGTGTGCGATTTGGCTTGCGGATTAGCGTGGCGATTTTGCGTGTGGGTAGTGTGGGTTTGGCTCGCGCTGGCGTTCTCGCTACCGATTTACTTTTCCTCGCTCCTATGGGTCGTACTATCGCTATTGTGCGACGCCTACAAGTTGGCTCTAACAGCTGATAGTAGCTTGGCTCACAAGCTTGGCTGTGTGGATTGGCTGACGGGGCTGGGTGTTTATGCCACTATCAGCTGTACTCCCCTTACACGGGCTTGTGGTGCTTTGTTATACGGCTATGACTGGCGAAACTGGCTGTTTGGGCTGTTCTGGGCTATCAGGCGCGTCAAATGGGTTCTTTCCTTTCTAGTAGTCATTTTCTAATGTATGGTATCCCAATAAAATCTCTCTTCTTTATACACCCCTATACAATTTAATTTTCCAAAAAGCCTTTTTACCCTATTATAGCCTGTTCCCTATGCTAATAGCATCGCTACAAACGCTCTCAGAGGCTCTTACAATCGTTTTAATACAATAATCGCTTAACTATAGCTTATGAAGCTAAAACTAAGAAAAATTGGCAATAGTCTAGGAGTGTTGCTTCCTAGCAATGTTATAACATCTTATAAAGCAGGAGACTATATTGTTATAACATTAGGTGATGATGTTATAACATTCAAGCCTAAAAGCAGTACAAATGTTATAACACCTGCTAAAAAAGAAAATAATGTTATAACACCAAAAAAGCCTGAGCCATTTGTTAGTTATTTAAAGAAGCGAAAATAAATAGTTAATTAAATAGTGATGTCAAGTCAAGTTAAAATTAAATGAGTTATGTTAAAAGAAAATGAAACTGGAGGAGAAATTACAATTAAAATACCAGTAGTTCCAATAGTAGATTTACCAACCATTGTTAAATTATGTAGTTATAGAGATATAAGCTATCTAGAGGGGAAATTAAAAACGCTTGTAGATGCTACAATACCTTCAATGGTAGGTGGAGATGACAATATGCAAAATAAGGCATTAAAAGATGTTACTCAAAGCATTATAAGAGAATTTTGGGTGCACCTAACACTTTCTACAGACGGAACGCTTTATAAGAAAACTAAATATCTTTATCAATTAAAAAATAAAAAGTCTTAATTAATCAATTTGACATCACTATTTAGAGAATTATGACAAATACACCAATATCGTTAACTGGAAGAGGAGGCTGGAGAGGCGGAGGTCGCCCTAAAGGCGTTATTCCTAAAATGACGGTAAAACAAGAAAAAGCTAAAGATCGCTTACAATTAAGCGTTCGCCAAAAGTGGGAAGAAGTTATTGATGCTTATTTTACATTAGCTTTTGGTCATTTCAGAGAAAAGGTTTGCAAAGACGGCAAGAAGAGGATTTATACTATTTCGCCTGATCGTGCTGCTTTAAATGATTTGGTTACCAGAGTTATAGGTAAACCAATTGAAGAGATAGCTGGCAATTTTAACTTTGCTAATGTAAAAGAGACACAAAAAACACTGCGTAAATTATTAAGTAAAAAGGTCTAATGTTTTTATATCCGAGATTTGAATACAAAACTGCTAGCGATGCTGAAATTAAAGCATCGGTAGCAGAAGAAGAACGTAATCTTAAAAATGATGTTGGCTGGAATATTGCTAAGGAGATGTTTAAGAATGAATATGATAAGCCATTTATAATGAGTCCGGGAGAGACTGCTATTTTCAATTTAATTTCGCAAAGGCAACATAAGTTTTCACAAATACTTTGCAGTACGCAGTATGGCAAAACTTTTACCGTAGCACGTGCAATTTTGACTCGCATTTCTAATTTTCCTGAAGACTGGCTATTGGTTGTTCCTGATTTTAAAAGGGGTAAAATTCTATTAGACTATATCATTAAGGACTCTGCTAATAATCAATATTTTAAAGACAAATTGATTGGCAAGGATTTAGGAGACCGCAATACCTTAACTAGACTTCTTGAAGAACGTTCTAAACTTAAACTCACATATCAAGTAATAATGGAACATGGCAGGATTAAGTATGGAACTATTCAAATTTTGACAACTGAAGCTCGCAAGAGGACTAACACTATTGGAGCCATAATGGGTTTTGGAGGAGCTAACATTATAGCTGACGAAGCTTCTTTGGTAGCTAATGATATTGATGCTGGTATTTTCAGAATGCTTGCAGGTCGTGGCAAAGATACTTTTTTATGTAAAATTGGTAATCCGTTCTTTAGAAATCATTTCTATGAATCGTGGCAAGACCCTGACTACAAAAAGATTTTTATAAATGATAGAATTGGACTTGCTGAAGGTCGTTATGAACCAGATTTTCTCGCTAAAGCTCGTAAAAAGCCTCAATATGACATTTTATTTGGCTGTAAATTCCCTGAAGCTGGGGCTGTTGACCAACAAGGCTTTACAGCTTTGCTTACAGATGATGAAATTGACCGAGCTAAAGAGACTTTGCCAGAAACAACTTGGGGAGGAGAGCCAAGGATAGGCGTTGACGTAGCCAGAGGAGGCGGAAATTATAATGTTTGGGTCTATAGATGCCGAAATTATGCTTATATTATTGACCAGAACCAAACATCTGATTTAATGGATATTGCTTCACAGACAGTTGGACACGCTCGAGAACTGGGTGTTAAAACCACTTCTATCTTTGTAGATGATACTGGAGTTGGAGGCGGAGTGACAGATAAGCTTAGAGAGCTAAAATGTAATGTCCACGGGGTCAAGGTTGGCAGAAAGACTGTCGGCAGATTTTACAATAAAAGAGCTACTAACTTTTGGAGATTAAGAGATTGGGTTATGGGAGGAGGCAAACTAAAAGAAAATGATAATTGGTCAGACCTCATTTCTATTAGATATAAAACTGTTTACCAAAGTGGCGGTAGCAAAATACAAATTATTTCAAAAGATATTTTACGAAGCATAGGAATACCATCTCCAGATATTGCAGACGCTTTAATGCTTACATTTGATATTCCCGATACTAATATTTATCAAACTATCGAAACAAAAAATGATGTTACATTCGATAGACACGCTATAATATAATTTATGGAAAAAGTAGAATATAAAAACCCTGTTAATTATAATGAAAAAGAAATAGCTTATAGGGGCGAATTGATTAAGAAATTGAATAGAGCCAATAATCAAAGAATTGCGAGTTATGTAGAGTTAGATGATATGAATTATTTAGAATATCATTCCCGAAATAAGAAAGCTGCTAATTCTTATATTCCACCCAAAAAAGATATAGAAGATACTCGCATTGTTACAGGCATCACTCACGAGAAGGAGTTGAGTTTGCTTTCCTCGATGTTACAATATAATTTTGAAGCTGACATTGAAGCTTTTGACATTAATGATTTGAAGATAGTTGAGTTAGGCAATACAATGCAGGATTTAATTAAAAAAAGCAGATATATTGAAAGATACGATATAAAACGACCATTGTTTTATAAAGAATTATTTGACCAAGGAACTATTTTTGTAGAAGAAGATTTTTTAGAAAAAACAATTATTCAGAAAAAGCTTTCAGGGATGGACCCATCTGTGGACCCAACTAAGATTAAGTGGACCGAAAAGATTGTTTCAAAAACAGGAGAATGTGATTCTCACGTTTTAGATGGGACTCATGTATATTTAGGAAACATAAAAGAATTTTTTATTGAAAAACAACCTTATATTTTTACATTAGATAAGATACCTTATTCTTCTGCTGAACGTAAATATGGCAAATGGAAACGCTGGGAATATGTTCCAAAGAAAGTTGTACATTTTGGTACGACAGAAAAAGTAAGTCAAGATGACGATTGGACTCTTTTAGAAACTGAAAATGATTTTGTAGAAGAAATTAAATTCCAAGATAAAAATGGCAATGAATATATGATTATGCTTAATGGCGTAATGATGTTACCTATTAAGTTCCCAATGTTATGGGGCAATAATTATAATATTATTAAAGGAGATATAGAGCCCATTAGTCCTTTCTTTGCTTATTCAAAAAGCATTCCTTCTAAAACTAAAGTTGATCAAGAAGTCTTAGATGAAATGCTTAGGCTAATAATTTTAGAACAGCAAAAGAGCTTTGCTCCTCCAATGGCTAATAATACAGGGCAAGTGTTGAGTCGTAAAATATTTTTACCAAAAACTATTGTTCCAAATATTGACCCAAATGATTTAATGGAAATTGGAGAAAACAAAGGGGCAAGTGTCGCTCAGATTAGAGGATATGAATTATTGAAAAAGATAATTGACCAGAAGTCTACTCAGCCAGCATTTGGAGGTGAACAAGCAGAAGGCAGACAAACGGCTACTGAAATTACTGAGCTCAAAAAGCAAACGATGATGAAGCTTGGAAATGCTTTAATTGGTGTTATAAATTTTGAGTGGCAAATGTGCAGGGTTAGATTGCCTAATTTATTGATTAACTGGACGAAAGCTAAAGGAACGGGATTTGATAAAGCTAAAAATGAAGTAGTCAGTTTATATCGCAAAATAGAAGTTAAGGGCGAAGTTGAAGGAAGAGGGCTTGGAACTAAAGTAATAGAATTTTCTAAGACCCCACGGTCTCCAAAGCAAGTTCAAGCTGAAGAAATGTTACTTAGCTTAGGTGGCAGTCCAGTTCAAAAGCTATACATAAATCCAGAAAAGTTAAGAAAAACAATAGATTATAACTGGCAGATAAATATAACACCTGTTGAGAAAGATACCGATGAGCTTCAAAAGGCTATGTGGTTCCAAAAGATAGAAGGATTGTTAAGCTTATTTGGACCAGATTCATTGAACATGGAGTATCTAAAGTATAGGAGTGCTGTTACATTACAGGAAGATTTTGATAAATTATTTATCTCAGGGGTTCCTGCTGCTCCAGCTATGGCTGAGGAGCGTAGACCTAATCCTAGTGTAGAAAGCCCTGACAAAGCTAATGAAAAGATGTCTAGGGGTGTTACAGCTCCAGTAAAAAATCGTCAGCCTAGTATTAACAAAATGGAAAGATGAAATTAAAATTTTTAAAGAAATTCAAAGCAAAAGAAGTAAATTATATAGATAAAATGTCTAAAGAGAAAGCTGGTCAATTTTTTTCTAACTGCAATTCTCTGTTATATAATAAGACATTAAAACTAATAATTGAAAAATTAAGTCAAGATCAGAGTACTTTTGCTACAAGACAAGCTGGAAATTGGGAAAGTGTTTTGATAGCTAGAGGAGGCATTAATACATTATTTTTACTAGAAGAAGAGATAGAGAAATATGCTGCTTGCTATAAAGATGAAGTAAAAGCTAAAGAAGTCTTTGATAAATTTTCTATAATTTAAAGGTCGTATTAATTAAGTGGTTTTTCAGGCTCCGGAACCTGTAAAAACCGTGTTAAAAATCACTTATGACAGAATACAAAAAGTTTACCAACGAAGATGGCGAAGAAGTTGAAGGTCTTTCTAAGGAAGAATTTGAAGCTGAAGCGCAAAAGCAAAAGGAAGAATTTGAGACGAAAGAAACAGAGTTAAATGAAACAATTAAGAAATTTGAAGCTAAAGATTTAAATTTCAAGGCTCTAAGAGGAAAGAGTAAGGAAGAAAGAGAAACATTTTTAGAAAAGTTAGATGAGAAAGACAAGAAGTTCTTTCTAGCTAATGAAGAAAATTCTGCAAGAATCGATGAAATTAATTCTAATCGTACTCAAGAAAATCAAGACATTGCTGTTGCATCTTTATGTGGCGATGATGAAGAATTAGTTAAAAAGGTTTTAGCTAACCTTGAACTATTAAATGTTGAACCAAAAACAAAGAAAGAAATGGTTGACAAAGTTACTAAAGCTTACAATATGTCCGTAGATGTTAAAGACAGAAACCCAGTTTTAGGGGTGTCTAGATCAACAAACGAAGGAGATATTGTAAGTAAAAACAAGAAACCAATGTCAGCTGAAGTCAAAGAAATTGGTAAAAAAATGGGTATAAGTGAAGAGGATATAAAAAAGTATGGAAACAAATAAAGAAGAAAAGAAAGAAAAAACTGTAGAAGTTTCTCAGAAATATCTTGAAGAAATCATGCAAAAGATAGAAAGGTTAGAAGCAACTACTTCTAAAGCTCGGTTAGGGACTTACGACGAAAAGCACAGAAAACCAGTTGGCAAGATTTCTGCTATTAGAAAAATTGGCAGTAAATATGTTGTAGGCTGGAGCGATATGATACAGAATCGGGTTGAACAAAATGTTGTTACTAACAAGTGGGAAGAAATTCAAGAGGTTAATATCTTTTTCATTGATAATACCGAAAAGAAAATGACTTATAAGCAATGGAAAGATAGATATACTAAAGTTAAATGCGAAGTTGTTTCTGAGACTAAAAATTCTGATGGAAGTGTTAATGTTACTCTATTGCTCCCAGAAGGTGAAAAAGTGACTTTAGATGTTAAATTTGTAAACTAATGTATATTGGAAAAGAAGAGGTATTAACAATTGCAGAAAAGGATTCTAATGTTCAAATTTCTTTTAAAGGAAAGAATAAACAGGGGATTGAATTGAATAAAGATTTATATGAGTTGGCTAGAAAGGACAAACCTACTGAGCAAGAACCAATGGATGCAGTATTTAACAGATTAGCTAAAAAGATATTTGTTGAATTGGCTGACTATGGAATGACTTGTATAGAAATTCAAACATTAGTAAGTCATATTCAAAACCTTATGCACAATAGACGTGAATTGGTTGTTGGGAAGAAATTTGGAGTAACAAATTCTCGGTTCATTAAACTTAAAGATTTACTTTAATTCTGAAATAATGTCTATAAGCGATAAAGGTTTATAGACATGCTTCAGCATTCAAGTTTATCTATTTACTAAAGGATTTTTCTTTTAGCAAGCAGATTAAGCTTTGTAAACAATCATCTCTTTTTGGTGGAGAAACCACCTTAAAAACTAAAGAGATTATCTAATAGACTTTTGAAAAGAAATTGCAAGTTTATTAGTCGAAAATTTGTTCTTTTTAAAAGATGGTAATTTCAAACAAATATATGAGATGGATTAAAGGAAAAACTATTTGTAAGAAATTCCCCAAAACCGCTTCTGAAGTCTTCACCAAAGGAGATATGGTTAAGTTAGTTAGTGGTTACATAACAAGTGTTGATTCTACAAGTGTTGAAGCTCTTGGTATAATTAAAGAGTCGGTTGCTACAACTGATGATGATTATGCTTCTACTACCGATGTGATGGTAGAAATTCCCAACGAGCCAAACTGCGTATTTGAATCTACTGTTGTAACCGCATTAGCTGCAACCGATGTTGGCAACGTCTTAGATTTTAGCACTGATGCTATTATCAATGAAGCTGCTAATACTTATGGACCAGTTACTTGCGTTAAGTATATTAGTGCAACTAAAGGTTGGTTCTATCTCAATGGCTTTGAAGGTTATAGAATGGCTAAATCTTAGTATATGGAATTAAATTCAGTAAGCCAATCAGATTTTACTAGATTAGCGTTAATGATTTGGGAGAAGTCAAAAGCTTCTGTTTCAAACATTATGCGTACATCTGGTTTATTTAAGATTGAATCTATTCCAAAAGGAACCGGAGATACAAGGGAATATTCTGAAATTGACCTGAACGAATATGCGTTAAATAAGGACGAAAGTGATGATGCTGCCAGAGCTTCTGCTCAACAGGGTTATAAGAAAACTATGACTGCTGTTACAAGAGGTATGGATATCGGTATCAGTAAAGTTATGAGAGATAGGAATAAATATCCTGAAGTTATTTCTAAACTTACCAACCTTGGTAAGTTGCCAGATAACAGATTGGATTTAGACCTTACTCATAGGCTTACTTTCGGAACAGCTACTACTTACACCGATATGGACGGAAAATCTGTCAGTATTGATTTAGGTGATGATTTACAGTTGTTTTACTCTGAACATTTGCTTTTAGGAGCAGATGGCGGAGGAAGTTCAACTACTTATAGGAATCGTTTAGCAAATAATCCTAGTCTTTCTAAAGGTTCTTTAGAAGGAATGGAAAGATTAGTTGCTGAGGAAACCTATAATTATCACGGTGAACTTATGGCTGAAACCCCATTTGACGTATTGTGGACAGGACCAGACCCTAACACTGTAAATACTGCTCAAGAATATCTTAAGAGTACTGCTGACCCAGAAGGAGCTCATTCGGGAACATTTAATGGCTATGCCTCTAAGTATAGACATTTAATAATTCCTCGTTTAGCTACCGATGCTTCTGGTGGACCAGATACTGATAAAAGATATTACTGGGGAATTGCTTCCACTTCTCATTCAACTGCTCATTTGGGCATTTGGAACGAAACTTATCTTTTAACTCCTACTGAGTTAGGAAAAGATTCTACTGAGGATTGGAACTACGGTGCTAGAAATGACTACGGAATCTGTATTGTTTCTGGCTCATTCATTAAAATGAGCTCGGGTGATGGTGCTGCATAGACTTCAATCTAAAGTCCTAAATTAAAATTAGGCACACATATAAACTTTTAACTTATGAGGAACTATTAGTCATAGTTCTCTAGGTCGGTGGTGGAGTTAAAAGACACATTAAAATAATTTAATTTATGAGTAATTATAATCCCAATGTAGGTTATGGTCAAAGCTTGATAAACTTTGCTCGTACTATATGTCCTACTTTTGGAAACATTTTGGTAGTTATGAACTCATCTAATTCAGATGAAGCTAATTATCATAAGGTTCAAGAAACATTCAAACCAGACCCAATGGGTTTAGTCAGATTCTATACTACTCTTGATGCAGCTTATGATGCTGCTGAAAGTAACAATAATGATATTATTTTACTTGATGCTAATAGCTCTCATAGTGTAGCTGTTGGTGGTTTAGCTGTTAGTAAAAGTAGAATTCATTTTGTTGGTATGGATGGTGGAGGTAGATACCTTCAACAAGGTTCTAAAGTTCAAAGTACTGCTGGAACTGCAGCGGTTTATGTAATAAAGAACACTGGAACTAGAAATACTTTCAGGAATATCAAGTTTATTCAAACTGATGATGAAGCTACTTCACTCACTTGTTTCCAAGAAGGTGGAGAAGGAACATACTTTGAAAATTGTTCATTCACTTTTGGTGATGTAGATAATCTTGACCAAACAGATGCCTATGACTTTGTTCATGGTGGTGATTCTGTAACAATGAAAGAGTGTACATTCGGTAATGATACTTTATTAACTTCAGCTGGTAGAGCAGTAATGGCTATTGACACTGTAACATCTGGTCAGCCATTTAAGAACAACGTCTTTAAAGATTGTCTTTGGATGACTGCTACAAGTTCAACAGACCTAAGTTTCATTAGAGTATTAGCTACTTCAGATGTAAACTTTGGAAATGTGTTTATTAATTCTATTATGATGAATGCACTTATAGATTCAAATAGTGCTGCTGCTACTGATGATGCTGTTGATTCAGTGTCTGGTTTAGTTGCTGGTAATTTACTTTTTGTAAATCCTTCTACTAATGCAACAAAATTTTGTTCAGATGTAACAGACCAAGTGCAAGTTGTCGGTCCTACCACTAATGCTGCTGCTGGATTATCTAAGACACCAGCATAAACCATTGATATATGACAAAAAAGATAGATAAAAAAGTAGTTAAGAAAGTAGTTAAACCAGTGCTAAAACCTAAGGTTAAAAAGGTTGTAAAACCTGTTGAACCTAAGATTAAGCCAATAGTAGAACCTAAGGTTCCTGCTATTAAAAGCGAAAGCTATCGTGATATCAAAATTCTCTCTATTAGTAAGAGAGAAGATGGTGCTTACAATGTAGCTTTAGCTAATGGCACAACCACTATTCTTAATGAAGAACAGTATGCGCAGGATGTAAAATAATCTCTGATAGAGCTAATGAGCGATAAAGGTTCATTAGTTCGCTTGAGGGATTTAATTAAACTAAATAAAAATCTATGGGAAAAGAACAATTTTCTTACGAAGCGTTTGATGGCGTAACTTTAACTGCTTTATTTACAGGTAATCAAAAAGTGCTTGATTGTAAGTACTTACCAGCATTGCATTTAGAGTGGAGCTATACCCCCAAAACAGGTCAAACTAATAGGGTCGTTTACATTTATGTTGAAGTCAGTAATGACGGAGGCACAACTTATTATCCTATTACCACAAAGGCAAATCTTCCTACTACCATTAAGGTGTATGATGCTTTATCTATTACATTTCCAGGAGATTCAACATCTACTGGAGGAACAGCATACACTGGCTATGACGATATGACCGTTGTAGGAGATAAGGTTAGAATTTCCGTAAAGGAAAGTGGAACTGCTAACTTTGGAGCATTGACCATGAGGACAGTCGTTTCGAATCCAAATAATTAAATAATTTAATATTTTACTTATGAAAAAGAAATTACTATTTTTGTTTCTAGCATTAGTACTTATTTTTGGCATTACTAAAGTCGATGCCCAAAATCTTATTAGTGGTTTCTCTAGTGGTAATGTTATCACTAGTTTATGGGAATATAAGAATACTTATATCGTTCCATTTGAAACCTTAGATATTGGAGCTACTGGCGATAGAATACCAAATATCTATGCTACTAACATGAACACAAACACAATAACAATAAACACAGCTTCAGAAGGAAAGCTGACTATTGACGTAACTGACCCTGAGGCTTTTTTAACTCGCAGAGATGCTGATGCTGGTGATTTAGTTGTCTTTGATACGACCAATTTTGACATAGGGTTCTTTGGTGGTGCAGAATTTAGCCCAACAACAGTACCTTCTACGGCTATACTGATTGACCAAAATTATAATCATATATCACTTGATATAGATAGCGAAGCAACTTCAGCTACTGTTCTCAATATAGCTGCTGCGAATACTTCAGGCGACTTATTCAAGATACTAAACACCTCTGAAATGCTTGCTCTTGATTATTTGGGCAACTTAGATGTCGCTCAAGATGTAGATGTAGGAGATGACATATTATTAGCTGATGGTGCTGTTATAGGAATAGCTGGTAATGAGGTTATAACTTGGAATGCTGCTGGTTCAATAAACTTCACAGGGGCTACCGTAGATATAGATGGTGCTTTCACAGCTGGAAGTGTAGCAAGCGATGCTACTGTTTCAGGAACAACTATTACTGCTTCTACTGGGTTTGCTTTAGGAACTACTGATTGGATTGGAATAACAGGAAATGAAATCATTACATTTAATGAAGCAGGCTCAATAAATATCACTGGAGCAACATTTGATGTAGACGGAGCTATGACAGCAGGAACGATAACTTCAGATGCTGGAGTTTCAGGAACAATACTTTATGCAGGAGATGGAACCGCTGCAGCACCAAGCATAACTTTTACAAGCGATACAGATACAGGGCTTTTTAGATTATCAGCTGATGAATTAAGTTTAGGTGCTGGTGGCGATGAAGGATTAAGAATAGATTATAACGAATTAGAAGTTCAACCTTTAATGACTTTAGCTGTTGGACCAATAGAACTTGACGAAGATAGTGGAGCAGTAACTTTGGTTAACTTGCCTGTTAGTGCTACACCTGCTGATAACACTGAAGAAAGCTATTCTTTCGCTATTGATAGTAATCCTGTTTTAACAGTTTATGGATTAGCTGATAGCTCTGGTGGGACAGATACTCATTCAATAACTATCAACGGTTCAGCTTATATATTAGAACAAGCAGACGCTTACGCTGATACCGCTACTTATGGTCAATTATGGGTAAATACTGCTACCCCTAATGAATTATACTTTACCACTGATGCAGGAGATGATAGAGAGATTGCTTATGCTGGTGGTGCTTTTCACGATGGTTTTTCTGATTTTGTAGCTAACGAGCATATTGATTGGACTTCTGCTTCTGTGGCTTTTTCTACAAGCGGAAGCGTAGGAACAGGAACGATATCAGCAACAGGGGCAATAACTTCTTCTTTTGCTGGTTCTCTTGGCTGGTCTGTAATAGCAAACACTACCCCTGATACGACTTCTTGTACTACAAGTTGTACTACAGCTTGTGTATTTGGTTGGGACGATACAGGGGCTACAATATTAGATTGTGCATCACTTGTGCCAGACAAATGCGTATGTGCTGGAGCTAATTAGTAAATAATATATATATGAAAATAAAACACATATTATTAACTGCCACTATATTAGGTCTAATAATATCTGGTGGTTTAGGAATAAACTCATTAAGGCAATCTGCTCCAAGTGAGGGTGGCTTGGTTGGCTATTGGACTTTAGCTGAAAGTGATTTATATACTGCTGGTATCTTTCAAGATATGAGTGGCAATGGAAATAATGGAACTTCTGCTAATGCTCCTGTATATACTAAAGACCAAGCTGGAGTTCCTAATCAAGCAATGACTTTTAATGGAAGTACTGATTATGTAACATTAGGTTCAAGTGTTGTTTTAGATAAAGATAATGCTTCTTTATCATTTTGGATTAATCCGACTTTAGATTCAACAGATATTATAATAGGAAAAAGTGATGATAAATATCAATCTTATATAAAACTTGTTGATACTGGAGAGGTTTATGGAGAAACAAATACTAATACAGATGATTTTAGGAGTACTACAACAATTTCTGCTGACGTATGGACTAATGTAATTTTAGTATTTGATAGTGGAACTTATTATTTTTATTTTAATGGAATTCAAGTAAGTTCAGGTAGTGTTTCAGATGATTTAACTTTTAATTGGATTGGTAAAAGTATGGATGATTACTCAGCTGCTATTTTTGATGGCTCACTCTCTGACATAATGATTTATTCCTCAGCTCTAACAGCAGATGAAGTATCTAAACTTTACTTAGCTGGGCGGACAACTGCGAGGGTTAAGGTGGATGCTTGTCCTACAGATATGGTTTATGTTGGTCACGATTGGACTTGGCAAGGAACACATTGGACACAAGAATATTTTTGTATTGATAAATACGAGGCGTCAAATGGCGGAGGGGCTTATTATGTAGATATGAACGGTGATGGTGATACAGCAGATACAGCGGTTAATGTTTATGGTGATGGCACGACTTTTAATGAAACAACGCCAACAGCAAAAGCAGTTTCTGTTTATAACGCTACACCTTGGGTTTCTATCAATCAAGTTAATGCCAAAGCCGCTTGTATGGCAGCAGGCAAACATTTGGCGACAAATTACGAAATGCTTTTAGCAGCCAAAGGAACCCCTGACCTGGGCTCTGGCTGGGGAGCTAATGACTGTCAGGTTAATTATAACTGGGATTCTCAGCCCGGTCTTACTGGTTCAGGTTCAAATTGTGTTTCTGATGCTGGAGCTTATGATTTAATCGGTAATGTTTGGGAGTGGACTGATAATGTAATTGTAGATAATGCCCATCCAGCTACTGGGGCGTCTTTACCAGGCACAAATCTTATTACTGGGTTAGATGTTTATGGTTTGCCAACCTCAACTGATGGTTCTGGTTCGGATGATTACAATTATGACAAGTTCTGGATTACTGTTACTGGTTATCGCGGCTTTCTCCGCGGTGGCGGTTGGACCGGTGGCTCGAATGCGGGGCTGTTTGCTCTGTTCCTCCTCTATGCTCCGTCTAGCACGAACAGCGCCCTTGGCTTTCGGTGCGCTCTTACTATTCCTCCTGCTATAACTCCTAAACTACAAAAAGGTTTAATACTTGATATGCCTTTGAATAGTTTATATACAGAAGCAGGGGGGGAATTAAGTTCAGGGTTATTGATAGTTGGACATAAATATATTATAACGGCGAGAACAGACGGTGATTTTACAGCAGTTGGCAGTCCTGATAATAATGTTGGCACAAAGTTTTCAGCAAGTGCTACTGGTGCAGGATTATTAGATGCTGGAGATAAAGTCAAAGAACTTGACGGCACTACTAAAGACCGAACACCTTATGGAAATGACGGAACTGTAAGCGGTGCTACTATTAAATATGATGGTTTAGTAAATGCTGGTGCTGGGATAGCTTATATAAATCAAGATAAGGCGTATGGGACTTGGGAGTTTGATGTTAATAAAGGTGGGGCTGATGATATTTTAACTATAATTTTTATAAATGATAACATTGAAACATTTACCTCTAATAAAAATTCATATTATTTTCAAATATATAGTAATGAAGCATTATATTTTAGTAGATATTCTGAAGGTAGTGAACAATCGCTATTTTATACTGCAGCTTCTTACATAGCAATCAACACAGATTATCGTATTAAAATAACTCGTTCACTCGCAGGAGTATTCACTGTTTATATAAAAGGTGGAACTTTTGGTTGGGATAGTTGGACAACCGTTAGTGTAGCTGGTGGTTCAGGAACTAATCCTGTAACTGACAACACTTATACAACTTCAAATTACTTCATAGCTGACCTTGATAACACAGACACAATTTCTAATTTGCGTATTGATTCAAAAAGAATAAGTTTAGCAAAAGCTGTTCAAAGCACAGGGACTTGGACATTAACAGGTGGGGCTTATGATTTCACAACAGATGACTATATTTCAATAACTGATACTGACCTTTTAAGTTTTGGAGATGGAACAGATGATAGTCCTTTTAGTGTTAGTGCTTGGGTTAATATGGATGATGCTACTGATTTTAAGATAGCAAGTAAGGGTGTTTATAATACTGATGGAGAGTGGAGACTTGAAACCGCAGGTGATGATAAAATTGCATTTAATTTATTTGACGAAAGTGTTGCATCTACACTTCAATATGTTTATTATAATACTCCATTAACTGCTTATGAGGGACAATGGATACATTTGGTTGCAACTTATAATGGTGTAGGTGGAGTTGACGCTCACGATGGAATGAATATATATATTGATGGTGTTTTAATAGATATTTTAAGGGGGGTAGCTGGAACTTATGTAGCAATGGAAAACCTAACCCACGATGTATGGATAGGAAGATACAGCACAACTTATGCTAACGGACAAATATCAGGGCTTAAGATATATAATAGGGAGCTTAGTTCTACAGAAATAGAATACCTTTATTCAGCTAATAAATTCAAATACTAATGGATATCAAAGATTTAATCATTATTGCTGTAGGGGGATTAACAATACTAAGGTTCGCTTTAGATATGTTTGGGACTAGTAAGAATGTAAATGCAGAACAGGATACTAAGATTGCTTTGTTGGAGCAGAAATTTGACTTTATAAAAGACGAACTCAAAGAAGTAAATACTAAATTAGATAATCATATAGAACATATATCACTTGATATAGGATATATAAAAGAAAATTTAATTCGTTTAAATAAATAAATATGGACAGATTATTACAATCGTCAGCTAATCCCAAAAAGTTAGCTACAACAGTTGTTGGTTTTCTAACAGCTTTAATCCCAGTTTTAGTTATATTATTCTCTGCTATCGGGCTTAATATAGGGACTGCAGAAATATCAGAAGTTATAGCTCAAATAGGTATTGTTATTTCGTCTGCCTTAATTGCTTTTGGATTAGGCAGAAAACTTTACTTTACTATCAAAGCATTATTCGTTAAATAAACAAATATGTCTTTAAAAGAAACAATAAACAAATTAAAAGTTAAGATTGCTTCAATATTAGGTATTACTATTTTAGCCGTAGGTGGCGTGACTATAAATGTGAATATTCAGACAGAGCAGTTTTATGAAGACTTGGCTAATGGGAAACTTGAGGTTAATATTTTTAATCAAGGAGCTTATAAGGAGGTTGCTAATGGCTTAGCTGACAAAATGGATGCTTATTTATTGGGAGGAGAACCTATGAGTTATCAGGCTGTGCAAATATATTTAAAGATGGTCAGTAAAGAAGCAGGAAAAGACGATGGTTGGACATTGAAATCAAGTACCCAAGAGGAATTTTTACAAGAAATGAATGATAAATTAAAAAAATCTATTAAATAATAATTTTATGGCTGAAAAAGCGTTACAAAAACCATCGATAATTGAGGTTATTGGGGAATTTATAAGAATTGCTCATCCTATTATAAGTGGCAATATCCAAACTCGCCTAGCTACTTCTCTTGCTGCTGCAGGAACAGCTCTTAGTGTTTTAGATAGCAATGGTTTTACTGATGCTGATGATGTTCTATTTGGAGCAGTTGGAGATACTAAAACTGAAGCAGGGGTTATAAATGGAGCTGTTTCTATTGGAACTTCTATTACAGTTGCAAATTCAAATGATTTCGCGCATGAACTTAATTGTCCTTTTATTAAACTTAATGAGGACCAGATTACTATATTTGATGCTGCTGACGATAGCGAGATAGCTACCATAAATATCCAATGGGATAAGGATTATACTGAATATGAAATTGCTGCTGCCGATCAGTCAGACACCGGCTACTATGTCAAGTTTACTGATGGCACAAATGTTGGAGAAGCTTCTGATACTGTCACTTCAGCTGGGTTAGCTGATAACTCAGTTTATAATTTAGTTACTTCAGGGCTTGATTTGATAGATGAAGAGTTAGGTGGCAAATTTAGCAATTCTTGGGCTGTTAGAACTGCTAACAACTGTCAGGATGCTATTACTCACTATGTTAGAAAAACTAGAGCAGGGGTTGATATAGTTAAGAATTGGAGCTTTGAGCTAGCAGAAGATGATACTTCTATCTCCTTAACTGAAAATGAAAATAAATATGCTTTATCCGGGCTTTCTTTTGATTTAAAGCAAGAAGACACAAAGCGATCTATCCAAAGCGTTAAAATTGGTTCAAAACAGCTCACTTATATTGACATCGATGAATATGACCGCTTAATGGAAAATACCGTTAAAACAGCTGTCAAAACTGCAATAACAGCTGCTGATACTGAAATAGTATTAGACGATACCTATGAACTATCAGAAACTGGTGTTGTTTATATAGGAGCTGATGCTATTTCATATACGGGCAATACAGAGGCTACGGGTACTCTCACAGGTTGCACTGACGTTGATAACAGTCACAGCGTTGATGCTACTGTCTGGCAAAACGTTAGTCCAACATTACCTACTAAATATACAATCTTTAATGGTAATCTTTATTTGGATGCTCCAGTTGACACTGATTATGTAGGCTACAAATTAAAAATAAGGGGTTTACAGATACTCGCAAGGTTTGCTGATTTAAGCGATACTGCCGATATCAAGTTTTACAACTTGTTTCATTACTTCATTGCTGCTAGAGGAGAGTTCAAAAAAGGCAATATAGAAGAAGGTAATTATTGGATGAACGAATTTAAGAGCGCTATAAAGAAAGAAGCTTTGCGTGACTCAACGCCAATTTTGGAAGAATTTATTTATAAATCTTAGGTTATGATAAAAAACTATATCCATTTTTTAGGGGGAGCTCAATATTCTACTTCACCTTTTCTTATAGGAGAAAGCGAGCTAAGCCTAATGTCGAATGTTAACGTGACTTATAAACTCGGGGCTATACTTAAGTCGTTAGGCTATAAGCAGGTGGGAGGAGCATTAGATGCTAAGCCTATTACTGGTTTGCATAATTTTAGACAAAGCTCATCTATCCAAAAAATGTTAGCTACTTGCAATAATGCTGCAGGAACTAATTTAACCTTGCAATATAATAATGCTGGAACTTGGACTGATATAGTATTAACTGGTGCTTGGGATGGCTTTGAAGATACAAAGGTAGAGATGGAAGATTTTATAGGCTATTGTTTTATGGTTGGCTATGATTCAACCGATGACGTCTGGTTGCCATTCAGTTCTTTAACAGGAACTACTTTTTCAACTTCTACAAATGTAGATGCTGATTTGAAAGCTAAATATATTAAAAGGTACAGAGATAGGCTTTATGTAGCTAATTTGTATGACGGTGGAGCTTTGCCTTACAGGGTTGGAATATCTGATTTGCCATCAGGGGATACATTAGCTTGGACTGAATATCAAGCAGACACAGGCTGGATAGATGTTGATTATTCAGAAGCTATTACTGGTTTAGGTTCTAATTGGGATAGATTATTTATTTTTACAGATTATTCTGCCTATATGTATGACCAAGTTAGCAAAAAGAAAGTTTGGGATATTGGCTGTTGCAACCATAGAACTATTAAAAACTTGGGAGCTCATATGATATGGGCTAACAGAGATGGTGTCTGGGATTCTACTAGCGGCAGACCTATAAATATTGCTGGAAGAATTATTGATTTTATAAAAGCAGGAACACCTGACTTTGCTGAAGTGATAGACCAAGAATATTGGCTCCATGTAGGAACAGTTACAGTTAATGGGGTTGTATATTCAAATGCTACTGTAATCTATAATTTACAAACTCAAACTTGGAGAGTAAGAGAATTTGTTCAAGACACGCCAACTATCTTCGCTCGCTATAATTTAAGTGGAGATGATAGGCTTTATATAGGAGTAAATGATGGAGAAGTTCACGAGATGACTAAGTATTATGATAGCACGCCAGTATATACTGATGATGGAGCTGACATAACTGCTATGTTTGAAACAAAAGCCTTTGACTTTGATCAACCAGAAATTCAAAAGAAAATTCAGAAATTAGTTTTCTATGCCGATCGCGCGCAAGGACTTAACCTAAAAGCAATGATAGTTAATAAAGGCAATAGAAACCTAAATAAGATTGTAGATATTGGTGTTTTAAAAGATTATATTACTTCAAAAACAGTTGGATTAGAAGGACATTTTATTAAAATAGTTGGGACAGAAACCGGGAAATTGCCATACTGGTCATTCTTTGGCTTTTCTGCAAAGTATGAGCCCAGCACTAAAATTTAGATATGCCATCTTTACAAGATTTAGGTTTTACAATATTTAATCATAAGCCATCTGCTTTAGATGATCAGAATGATAATACTGACCAAACTTTTCCGCCTAATGGAATAAGTGGAAATCAATTGGAATGGGTTAGCTTTAATAAGATTGTTGCAGGTGAAATGAGAGTTAACGAGTCAATGCAGTCAGCTGATTATGTTGCTCTTACTTCTGGCTGGAAGATTTGGAGTGATGCTGACGGAGTTGGATATATAGATGCACAAAACATTATAGCTGGCTCTTACATCCAAGTTTTTAGACAAGACGCAGTTCCTACTTCTATTCACATAGGAGATTTATGGGTAGATACTGATGATGGCAATAAACTATATGTAGCTCTTTCTGTAGGTGCTGACCAAATAACTGCTGGTGAGTGGGTAGATGCTTCAGATGAAGCTATTGCGACTGCTCAGGCGGCTGCTGAAGCTGCACAAGGTGATGCTACAACAGCTCTTGGCGAATTAGACGATATTGCCCTTGATACAAAGATAACACCAGTAGAGAAGCTTACTGCTAAACCTTTATGGGATGCTATAGTTGCAGAGAAAGCAGATATTGACACGCAAGCAGATACTTATTCTGTCAGCAAGACAGCTTATGGCACTGCTTATACAAACCTTAACACATATTTGAATACAACTATTACTGTTTTTGACAGTATGACCACAACAACGACTATTACGAGGTCAGCTTGGGATGGATTCTGGGAAGCATATTACAACGCTAAAGTAGAGATTTTACAAGCTATTGCTGATGCTACTGCTTTATTAGCTGCTTGGGATGGAGTAACTGGAGCAGATAAACCAGAAGATAACGCTGATGTTTCTCCTAACTTTCCAAGCGATGAAAACCTTGTAGG